TTGGCAATATCAATGTCGGCTTTTCCGGCAAGGTTCGTTCGCTCCGGGTCATCCGGATCGCAATCCATTTCTGGTCGAATGATAAAAGCAACATTGTCCGCATCCTGTTCGATGCTCCCCGATTCTCGCAGGTCACTCATGCGCGGGCGACGTTTTTCTTTCACCGACGCGCGATTTATTTGTGCCAGCGTCACAACCGGTATGCGTAGCTCTTTCGACATTAGCTTAAGGCCGCGTGAAACCTCAGCAACCTCTTGCTCCCGATTCCCTGCTTTCTTGCCGTCGCTCGTCATCAACTGAAGGTAATCCCCAATAAAGACAACCTGCTCGTGTCCGTTCTTTCGCAGTTCTCTTACCTTTGCGCGAGTCTTAGACCGAATCTTTTGGATGCTGCCTCCTGTCTCTCCGGTGTCAATAATGGTCACAAGCGAAGTCGCGAGTTGTTGCGCTGCCGCTGTCAGTGCTGGCCAATCTCGTTCCGTCATATGCCCGTCTCTGACTCGCTGCTGATTAAGTCGGGCGAGCGAATAGACAAGCCGTGCCATTAGCTGCTTCGGACTCATTTCCAATGATACAAAGATTACAGGAATCCCGAGGCGAAGAATAACGTGTTCTGTTATGGCAAGGGCAAAGGCTGTTTTCCCGACGCTAGGGCGAGCGGCAAACACGGTCATTTCCTCCGGATGTAGTCCGTTTGTCAGTTGGTCATAGCCGTGAAATCCGGTTTCGATTCCAGTTATGCGCCCTTTGTTTTCATACAAGGTTTTCACGTCCTGAATGACTTCCGTTACAAGCTGCTTATTGCTTTGCTCCGCACGTCCCGCCTTGCCTTCCGATAGCGTCAATACTTTTGACTCAAACTCTGACGCTAGCTCATCCGGCTGATGCTGCTCATCGTAAGCACGCGATGCAAACTCGGTGCCGAGTGCGATGATTTTCCTAAGTCTCAACTTCGCGCCTGCTACGTCGATGTAGTATTGCAAGTTGCTTGCGGTAGGCACAAATGTCCATAGCTCGCTAATGTATCCCGCGCCGCCTACGCCGTCCAGCTTGTTCCGGTCCCGCAAATATGTTGTCAGGCTGATAAACGTCAGTTGCGAGTTCGGAACGTCGAGAAGCTCGCGGATAGCTCGCCAGATTTCAGCATTTGCCGGGATGTGAAACCACTCGCTATCAACTCCGGCATCGTCACAAATCGCAATGCACTCGTAAGGAGCAAGAATGATGCTCGCAAGAATGCCTTTTTCGGCGTCTTGGTTCTGCGGGAGTAGTCGGTGAATGTCGGGTAGGTATGTCATTTGTCCCAGAAGCTGAACCCATTTTCGTCCTGTAGATAAGTGATTTGCTCGTCTCCCGTGATGTCCTCTGTAATTAGCTGAAGCCTCGCACCGCATTCGCACACGATGAACTTCATCCGCATACGATTTGTTTCGTGCTCAATTCCGCAACGTGGGCATTCCCTCGGTTCGATTAGGTTTTTCTTGTTCATGTTCAATTTTGTTTCTCCACTCGTCGGCCTCAATCCTAGCCTGCTTTTCGGTTCTGCCCAGAGACAAGGCTTCGTTGTATCGGTATTGCCACTCGCGCTCAATGTCGTTCACAGTGCCTCCATTTCAGCCGCCTTTAGCTCCTCTTCCGCGTCCTGTAACTTATGCGCTGCCTCCCCAATCTCCCATTTCACGCTAGCGGTCTGCCGGTCGTAGTTCTCGCGTGCGTCACGCAATGAGTCGTAATGCTCCTGCGCTTTTTCAACGGCGATTCTAGCGGATCGTAAGCGGTTCGGTTTGCTCTCTGGTATTTCGGTGAATAGTTCGTTCATTTTGGTTCTGTTTTTGTTGTGTTGTCGTTACTGTTTAACTGTCGCTGTTTCTGAAACTCCTCCTTCATGTAGCCTCTGGCCTTTGAGTATTCCGCGTAGGGATACGCCTTTGACTCCATCCATTCTCGCCAGCCTTCTGGATCTCCTGACTGAGCCTGCTTTGCTTTCGGCAGCTTGGCCTTCGCGTTGTCCACTTCCCCGAGAAAGTTGTTCAAGAAAGTAAGCAAGCTCGTCCGCTTGAACTGATACCCGCTCGCGTAGAGCTTTTCGACAAGCGCGAGGTCCGCAAGGTCTATCTGTCCGCAGTTTCGGAACGCTCTGATTTCCCGCTCGCTCCATTCTGTTGTGAGCTTTCGGCCAAACATCGTGGCAATCCTCTTCGCCGCTTCCGTTGTTGGGATTCGCGTTGATTTCTGCCGTTCTTTATGGCGGGCTTGATGCTCTCCGCAAAAGTGCCCCTTCAGCACCTTCGGCCACGTATGGTCATGCACTGGCGGGTAACGCTTGCAGAACGCATTAAAATCACTCTCAAAGTAGTGAATGCAGGTTTCGCAGGTGCGGGTCATACCGGAATCAATTCCTGTTCCCGATGGTTTTCGACTTCTGCCAAGTTGCGAACGGCTTGATTGTAGTATGCTGTTTTTAGTTCCGCCCCGATACCCTTTCGACCGTTCAACACCGCACCATAGACTTCGCTTCCGACACCCATGAACGGAGTGAATACCACTTCGCCGGGATTGCTCCAAAGGACCAGTGCGCGTTCGATAACGTCAAGTTGCAACGGGCAAAGATGCTTCTCGTCGTCCGCTTCACGCGCCGACTTTGCATTCAGCGTATTGGTTTGCCGAATGTCCATCCAGACGGGTGACGCATACGCACGCCAGATATTATGAGACCGTTTAATTCCGTCTGCGCGTGGCATCGCATCGCTTCCGGCGTAGCTTTCAAGTCCATCCGGATGCGTGATCGGAGTTTCGTTGGTTCCTGAGTTCCGGAAGCAAAGTAGATAGTCGGGCAATCCTGCGCGACTCATGATGCTGTCCTTTTGAAGTTGCTTGTGCATCAGCCCAAGTGCCTTTGTGCGAGTCGCTTCAATCAGCGGGTCTTTCCAAACCGTATGGCGGGAGTGATAGATAAATCCGTGCTTTTGAAACAGCCGAATAATATCGCCAGAGAAGTCTTTAATCCCGATGAATCCATCCCGCTCTTTCATGGCGGGAATGTCCATGCAATGCACCGCGACGTTACGCCCGGATTTAACGATGCGAGCCAGTTGCTCGACAACGAATCCGAAGTGGACGAAAAACTCATCATAGCTCTTACAGTTCCCGAGGTCCATCGGGCTGTCGGAATAGCAGTAAAGGTCCGCGAACGGTGGAGAAAATACGGAGAAGTGAACCGATTTATCCGGCAGTCCGCGCATCACTTCGATGCAGTCTCCGTTGTAAAGTGCGTAGTTTGGTTTGATGGTTTGGCTGATGATGTTGCTCATTTTGTGCTTCTGTTTTGTGTTTGTTGGTTGGTTGATATTTCTTCTGCCATCCGAATCAGGACGGCAGCAAGGTCGAGACATTCGCTTTCGACTCTGTGTAGGTCGTTTGATTTTACAGCTTCCCGCAGTTCGTCCCATTCCTCCAATGCTACCCCGAGTCCTTCGTGAGTCGATGCAAGCGGTCCGTATCGCGCATTTGCACGCGCAATCAGTTTCTCGATGTGTTCAAATGATTCATTTAAAGCCATGATGGTGGATTCAGTTTCGCCGTGTGCGGCTTGTGTTTCTCGATTGCGAGTTCGTGGTTCAATAGCTCAACCATTTTGGCAAACATGGAGTCCGCTTGTTCGGCCTTTCGCTTCATGTTGTTGAGAACGCCAGACTCTCCAGTGCTGGAAATCACGTCTATCTTTACCGGATTCTTTTGCCCGAAACGCCACGAACGGCGGATCGATTGATACCACTGCTCAAACGAATGAGACGGGAAAAACGTCTGATGGGCGCAATGCTGGAAGTTCAATCCCATTCCTGCAATGCTTGGCTTCGTGACGATAACGCGGACATCGCCACGGCAAAACGCTTCAAACGATTCCTCTTTGTATTCGTCTGAGTCCGATCCGCAAATCTCGATTGAGTCCGGAATCAGCTTTGAAATCAGATTCCCCTCGTCATTGAGGTGACACCAAGAGAGCGCGGGCTTTCCGGTTCCGGCAACTAATGAAGCTGCCATTTCGCATCGTTCGTTTAGTGTCCGCTTTCGCTCCTTCCTCTGTTCATCCAGCCCCACGGCAGGCATGTCGAAAAGGAAGTCTGGATTGGGCGTTGATGCGGAAACAATATGCTCAACCGTGACAAGTGGCGGAAGAATGTAATCCGTTCCGTCAAACCCAAGATCATCCGGCCTGCGAACGGCCCGCGCCCATGAGCAAATCCACTGCCAGAATGCGCCCTTCGCCGCGTGCTTTTTGAGTCTCCATTTTGATGTATCCCCGCCGTCGTGGTTGAAGAAGTGCGCCATCATTTCCACGCGGCGCAAATACCCCAACGCCTCGCTCGATGTGCCAAGCTCAATGTAATCGTTCGGGGCGGCAGTCGCCGTGCAAAGCAACCGATACGGAAGTTTCCGCATGAAGTCCGTCACCTGAGATTTGATTGCCCCGTCGAAGTTTTTCAGGATGGACGACTCATCGCAAACGACTCCGGCGAATTGCTGCCAGTCGAACTTGTGAAGCTGTTGATAGTTTGTCACCGTGATTTTCGCCGCAACGGTTCCATCCCTCGATTGCTTCGCTTCGATGCCAAACTTCTCCGCCTCGCGGACGGTCTGCGCCCCAACGCTCAATGGCGTCAGAACGAGGACCGGCTTGTTTGTTTTCTCGACGACGTTCTGCGCCCAAACAAGCTGCATTGGAGTTTTCCCAAGCCCGCAGTCTGCGAAGATTGCCGCTCGCCCTTTGTTGATAGACCATTCCAATAAAGCCCGTTGGAATGGGAAAAGGAAATCCGGCAAAAATGACGGGCTGAATCCAAACTCCCCTCCGAGTTGAGATTTTTGGTGTAAGAACTGCTCGTATGTTTCTGTATTCATGTTTTCTGTTTTAGAGTATCACCGTCCCTCGCCGTAGGTTCGGGAATCGTCGCAAGTCTCTTTCAAACCCTAGCAGATAAATCTACTTTGTTTGCATGCGCGACTGGCGTTGTGCCACGGTAAATTTGTTATTTCGTCCGCATTGAAAGGTGCGGTTCAGCCGGTTTGTAAACCGTATCCCCGTCCGCAAAGAGCGCGTATTGCTCCGTATCTTGGTCCTGCGGGAGTTCAATGCCTTTTACGATAGCGCAATAGGTTGAGTGCTCCGTGATTGCCTGCGCTACTTTGTTAGCCTGCTTTTCGTCGCCAGTCCTCCAAGGTGTTCCGGCTGAACTTGTGTGCATCGTCCACGTGAACGAACCCGGTGGACGAACGAAAATGAAGTAGTGAATTGGTGTTGGTTTCATAGTCATATTTTTTCAAACCAAAGTTCACGCGGCGCCGTTGCCCAAAGTCCGCGCTCGATTGATTGCAAAGCATCCCTCGCGATTGGCGCATCGTCGTATTGTTCCAGAGCATCTACGGCAATGCGAAGCATCGCCACAAGGCAAGGCGCATCCACCGTGCGAGTTTCCTCCATTTTGTCCAGCATCTCGCGAATTGTCGGCGGGTCGTGGAAGTGACGCTTCGTCCATCCTTTTTCAATATCCTCGATACTTTCGCCGGCGGGAAGATTGAAGTCAACTTGGTAGTCTGTTGGATGGCTCATATTGTTTTTCGGTTTCGGTTTCTGGTCGCTTGTATTTGTGCATCCGCTTTCGATTGCTGCCGCCATTGCGGAAGTGACGAATAGCTTTGCGCTTATGGCGTCGTATTGCGCCCTTGTCTTTTCGGACTCCAAGTCTCGTTTCATTTCAACGCCTCCTTTGCCGATTCAATCGCAACGTCGAGGTCGTAACGGTCGGATACGCTGATAATTAAATCCACGTTTCGCTCTGCGGTGTAAAGTAGCGCGGAGAATGCATCGCGGAGGCGTTGATTTTCTTCACGCAATTTGTCCCTATATTGGCATGATTTAGACCAAAACATCCGGCATTCGCGCCATTTCTGAATCAGCCATTCAACAGTCGGAACGATGTTTTTAAACTCGTCCATTGCGGGACATTCCTCGTTCACTATCGCAAGTGCTTTGTCGATTTGGTTTGCCAGTTTAACGGCTTGCTCCTGCGCGGCGTTGGATTCCGCGATGGACCCCATAGCCGCGAGCGCAACGCGGATCTCTGCTATTTCACGCTCCAATTTCTGCGCGAATGTCTTTTCTACCAATGGAACGGTTGCGCCACTTCCGTAAATAGTTGCCGCATCGGTGCGCGGAGTGTCAGATGGATTGCATGATTCTTTTAGCTCCTCGGATATGGCGTCTGTGCATCTGGAAATCATCGCTTCAAAGCATTCACGAGCTTCATCCTGATTATATCTTGGCAATCCACAATTAGAGCATTGCCCGTTGTCGTCAATCGTCACGGAATGTCCGCAATAATTACAGTTCATTTTGCCTCCTTTTGCTCATACCAAAGTTCTTTCGCCGCCGTAGCCCAAAGTCCGCGCTCGATGCTCTGGAGCGTTCCGGTTGCAAGGTCGCCGTTGTCATCTAGTCGCGTCTCCGGCCCTTGTCCGTTAGCATACCAGTTTAGCGTGTTCACGGCTATGCGAAGCATTGCCACAAGGCACGGCGCGTCACAAGTCCGAGTTTCTTCCATGTGGTCGAGCATCTCACGTATTGTCGGAGGGTCGTTAAAGTGTCGCTTTTCCATATTATTTGATTCGCTGAACCGGCTGTTGATGTTCTGTTGTGTCGATTAGTTCCGAGAATAGCTCTTCAAAATGGTCGAACGCCTGATTGCCTTTTAGGTCTGATAGCTTGGCGTGTAGTTCCTGCAACTTCGGGACTGATATCTTGCAGCATCTGGCAAGCTCAACAGTCTCGAAACAATCAAAATGCGCCGCGAGCGTTGCGCCGATGAGCGGAATCTTATCCGGTGAAATCTCGCGGGTTTTCTTCGCCTTGCCAAGTCCCCATCCTTCCGCCCATCCGTCTCCGTTTTTGCGAATGCCGTCTTTCAATTCTGCAATGCTCTTTTCTGCTATCTTTGCTATCATCTGGAGTTTGTCGAGCCAATCCGCACGTTCTTCCGGTGAAGCGGTTTCAATGTCGAATTGCGCCGTGCCGAGTGTGACTAGTGCCTTTTGACTTTCTGGGCATCGTGCCGTTCCCGCGGCCTTGCAAAACTTACATTGCTTCGGGCCGACGATGCGCTTTGCGTTAGGGTCGTTTGACGCAAGAACTCGTTCGCACATTTCGCGGTAAGCTCGCATCAAATCCTTTTCGGAATAGCGGACGAGTTTCACATCCTCGATGCGCCAAGCTACGTTCGGCTGATTGATATATGCCGTAACCGATTGCACGCCGTAATTGCAGTAAATCAAAGCGGCAAGGTCGCGAAGCTGCTCGTTCTCGTCCGCGTCGTCGTGGTCACCGTAAAGCGATTTGAGGTCTTCCAGAAGCGCGTGCTTGCCGTTCTCCGCGTCAACTATCCAAAACGCATCTGCCTGCCCGCTGTGCGTCTCCACGTAGTCCCACATGCGCTTTTCGCGATGGCATTCTGCCGGTGCTTTCACGTCGATTCCGCAAAGCCAGTTGCCGAGGATGATGCTTTCAATTTCTTTTGCTCGCCGCAGCGTTTTCGCGCTCTCACTATCCAAAACGCTTTCCGGCTTCTCGCCAGCAAATACCGCGTGAATCAGCGTCCCTTGGCTTGCCTCTGCGCTTTCTTTTTCTGCTAGTCCTCGCTGCGCCAAATGCCTGCCGGGGCAAAGCCGGTCCGCTGCTGCGTTGCTTGCGCTTGTGTGTCCGCGTCGTTCGTCTTTCTGTTCTGTGTTCATGTGTTTT